CTCGCATACCCATCCTCCCATGCGTTTTGGGATTGAATTCTTGGGTGGTCTAACGCATTGCACAGGGTGTTCTCCCATGCGAGGAATGATCCAGATGGTTTGTTCATTCCTGCCCCCTTGCTCTGATGATGGATGCAGTTATGTGCAGTCCCTCGTCATCACACACCTTCGCGCAGGCTTCTCGTTCTGCCAACACCGCCTGCTCCAACGCCTTAAGGCACGCGAGAACCCGTTCCGCTTGCCATGACACTGATTCATGCAATGACTTGATGTAGGCGTCGTTGCGCTCACGCTCGGCAGCGGCAACAAGGGCGGCGAAGCGTTCAAGGTCTTCGTCAATGCCTGTCACGCGCAGCAAGAAGCCCTGCTCTACATTGAATCCTGCCTCCCGCGCCATGCGGATGATGTCGTCGCGGGTCATTTTTCCTTCTGCTCCATTACCAGCAATGCTGCGTGCGCCTCCGCTGCCCACTTGATCGTGTACAGGGCTTGCTGTCGGGCTTCGTACCAATTCTTCTCCAGTGCTGCGTCATGCAGTGCCCTCAACGCTTTCTCCGCCATCATGGTCGGGTAGGCGTAATCAACAAACGAGTTGACCTCTTGAACGGACTTCATGCCTTCACTTTCTTGAGCAAATCTTTCCACGGTGTCTCCACGTCGATAGAGTTAAGGAACTTGGTGTACTGCGCTTTGATGGCGCGTTGGCGTTGCGGGTCGTCCAACAACTTCTTGCACTCCGCAGGGATCTCTTCGTAGTCGGTGAACACGATGCCCGACTCGTCCCACCCTTGATCGCGGGGGAGCACAGAGCGCTCACACACGATGGGTATCCCGTACGCTAGCGGTTGCAGGAAGCGGATAGCCGGGAACATGTTGGTGCTGTAGTAGTGCACATGCAGCACGATCTTGGCGGCTTTGACGTACGGGGCGAGGTTCTGACTGAAGCCACCCACGTGCCCCGCCGACATGCCTTCCTCGCGCAGCCGCTCAAGCATCTTGTCTCTGCGTTCGTTAGCAGAGCCAAAGAACACGATGTCGTGCGTGCCTTCCGTAGCCGCAGCGACCTTGTACTTGATGGAGGGAGTCGGCACCACGGGTAGGATGACGACCTCTTTGGGGTTCTTTCCGTACCCCACAAGCGTTTCCTTGTTCAAAAAACTGTAGTCGGCAACTACGTAGCCGAGCAGTGTGTCCACGTAGTCGTTCTTAACAATGTCGGATTCGCTGCCTAGCTGCTCTGCGTTGTACAGGATGGTGCGTTGCTTCGGGAGCTTGGCTGTGTTGGTTTCAACCCAGTTTGGCGACCACCCAAGGATTATGTTCACCCCCTCAGACGGCAGCGTGTCGACCACATGCTTTGCCTGTACCCCAATACGGGTAAGTACATCTTTGAAGGTTTTAGCTAGATCCGTAAACACGTACGGATCTTTCTTGTTCGGGCGTACTTCAACCACATTAACAATCGCCATAGCTCGTCCCGTATCCGGCCTCACAGTTAAGAGGTAGCTCCGACGCCCACGACGGGCGTAGGCGCATGCACAACTCAACGTACTCCTTGCCGTTGTCAGCTTCGTCTTCAGGGATCAGGCACGCGATGGCGTCATGCACGGTCATCACCACTCGGTACTTCTTGGCGATCATCAGCATCTGCTCACCGATGATGATCCGAGCAAGGGCTTGGCATACGTTCTCCACCACTTTACCCCCGTAGATGCGATTTGGCACCACGGTCTTCCCCTTCTTGGTGTCGTAAACGTACTCGTATTTGCCCGTCTCGGGGTCTTGACGTTTGCGCAGATTGGGGTATTTCAGGTACATGCCATTGGGCAGGCGGATACCACGCTTGCCCTCGATCTTCAGCAAGCCGCCGCGACCTAGATCACCGGTCTTGTCATTGGCGATCCAGTCCAAAGTTTCGTGAGCTTTGCGCCACAGATCAGGTATCTTGCCATTGGTACTACGGTAGGTCTCGATAATCCGCTGCGCCTCCTCCAACGTAACTTCCAAGCCAGCGTTTTTAAGCGCTGTCTTAAATTTCTTCGCCCCCATCCCGTATCCGGAACCAAGGATAGTTGTCTTTCCAACGAATCTTTCTTCTTTCGTGATCGCTGCGATGCTCTTCGCATAGATAGCCGCAGCCATGATTTTGTATACGTCCTCACCTTTTTCAAACGCCTCCACCAAGTCGTCCTGCTCTGCTAGCCACGCTAGCGTACGTGCTTCGATCTGCGATGAGTCTGAGTCGCAAATGACGTAGCCTGCCGGGGCAAGGATGGTCTTCTTCAACCCCGATGTGCGCGGCAAGTTTTGAAGGTTGAGCTTATCGTCACCACCCCACCGTCCCGTATGCGCAGCGTAGTAGCGAAGGGGAACTGGCATAGCGCCTCGTCCGGAGATCTCGATGAACCGCTGAGTGCGCGTCTGCTCAAGAGTAGACTTCACGCCAATCCTTGCGGATGCTAACGCTTGGATACGTGCGTCTTCGTGTTCGAGCAGAGCCTTGAACTCTTCGTCGGTCTTGGAGAAGGCGAACGTCTCCTTGCCCGTGGTCGGGCTGATCTTCATCGGAGGCTCCACTCCAAACAGTCTTAGCGTTGCAGCAAACTTATGGTTGGACATTAGCTGATCCTTGTCCACCATCGTCACAGCGCTCAACAACTCCTGCTGCTTTACTTGCACGTCGGTGATGTGGTCGAGCAACATATTCGTGTCCAACTGCAACGTCGGCTCCGAGAACATCTTGATCGTCAGGTCGATCAGGCGCAACTCAGACTTCGGGAACTCTGCGGACAGGTGCTTGAATAGGTCGTACGTCAGGGCAACGTCATTGCAGCAATACTCGCCGTATCGGGCTAGGCTGCTAGGATTAAAGTCTGCCCTTCGCAGCCCCTTGGCAGCGATGACCTCCTCGCCTTTGACGCCGATTGCGTAGTGCTGAGCTAGGGCAGCAAGACTGCCGCCAACTTCCGTGCCATGCACAGCACGAGCCATGCTGAGAGTGTCAAGCCAACCCCGAGGGCAAATACCAAAATGCCAACTAAGAATAGCGGCATCAAACATAGCGTTATGAGCCAGCGCCAAATGTGAAGGAAAGTCATAGCCCTCAAGAAACTTTTTTGTCTCGCTGCGTGTACCCGAGAACCACTTGGGCTCCCCATCATCCACCTGCACTGATACTCCGATGACTTCAAACTCGTCACCGCGTATGTACTCCTCAGTGGTTAGCTTCGACAGGCTGAACTCTTGGTCGTAGTACGTTTCAAAGTCGATGGTCAGTATGTGCATGAGGTGGAACAGTGTTACGTCTTGAACGTGGGGGCTGTGGCTCGTGCGTACTCCTGCGCAGTCAAGCCTAGCTTCTTCGCCACAGCCATCTGACTTTGAGTGAGTGTCGTCAGCTTAGTCGGTGGCTTCAGCGAGCTACCCTGTTGCTCCAGCAGTTCAAGTTGCTTGGGCTCATTCAGCAAGGACTCCAATACCCGGTCGTGGAACTTGCGGTACATGACCTTGTCGTAGCCCTGCTTGAGTGCGTCAATCTCGGCTTCGTTCAGACCGTATCTGTCGCCGTTGAGCACACCCCATACCCACCCGAAGCGGGTGCTTGCGTTAGTGCGCAGTAGGTCGTTGCTGAAGAAATCATCCGGGTGTGTCTCCATCCGGGTCAGCACCATCTGCACTGCTTCGCGTATCTCGTTGCTCATTTTGTTTCTCCTAGTCGTTCGCGCAGGGCGGTGATGATGTCGGCTTTCGGGTCGCAGTCATTCAGCAGTACATTCAAACAGCGTTGCAGCAGGGCGGTGTCGTCTACGGGGTGAAGGTAAAGCGCGATGCCAACAGGAAGAACCACAGAAGGTCTTAGCGGCTCGATCACGCACCGGCCGCCGTGATAGCCCATTACACGCGCCGCAGGCTTATTGCTCATTTCAGCTTCTCCAGTAGCTCGTCTAGTTCGTTGATGTTTGTCTCGTTGATCACCATGGCGGTGCCGCCTTGGGCCATGATCTCCCTGATGTGCTTATCTTGCAGGGCTGTCGTCTTGCCCTTGCCTGCCTTGGCTTCGATAGCGAAGAAGTGACCCGCCACGCAGCACAGGAAGTCCGGCACGCCACTGTTGCCGTACATCGTGCCGATGGGCATGGCGAAGTAGACGCCGTGCTTCTTGAGGATGGTCTTGATTTTGTCCTTGACCTTGGACTCAGGTGTCGCTGCCATACCCCCAATGTAGACGCGCTCCTTGACTTTGTCAAGTACCTTCGTGGTGGGAACTGGCATAAAAAAGCCCCGCCGAAGCGGGGCTTGAGGGGAGGACTTTCCCTTACGGTTGGATGCTGAGCATGTCACGCAGCTTCATGGCGTACCAAGCCATCTTGCCAGCGTCAACTTCGGCATCGTCTTTCTTGCCTACACGAGAGGCGTACTTCAGGGCGTTGCCCTTGAGGTAGCCGATGAACTCCTCGCGGGTCAGCTTGGCTTCGATGAAGTCGATGGTCTCGATCCCACCTGCCTTGTAGTGGGGCGGGTGATTGACCATGTCGGCTTGTGCTGCTTCAGCCTCGGCGACAGCTTTCTTGTATTCGGCTTCAGCAACAGCATGCTTGTGCACTGCGTCGATGTTGACTTCCTTCGGCTTAGCCTTGGCTACCGATGTTTTGTACTTAGCTGCGTACACGCTAGCCACGGGAATTTCCAGCGCGGCAGCGATAGCTTTCGGCTTGGCGTTGGGGTTGGCTGCGATGAAGCGGCGTGCGCGTTCGGCATTAGACAGTTTCTTGCGTCCCATGTTGGGGCTCCTTTAGTTTCAGTTCATCTCTAACGTACTCGGTAAGAACAGCACGCATCTGCGCCTGCTTGTCATGTGCGTGGTACTTGTTGAAGTACTCCATGACCTCTTGGCTTAGACGTATGCTCGTACAGAAAAGGCGCGGCTTCTTACCGGGACCGCGACTCTTCTTCTTAGGTTGCTCAGTTACTTGCTCATTCATCAGTTCTCCTTAGGTTGGAACAATGTTCCGCTCGGACCGCATGGCCCTCGCGTTCGGTTGTCGATGCAGGTGCCGATCCCCTTGCTTGCGGTGTAGGGGTTGACGGCACAGTGCATGACCACTGCGCCCGAGTACAGGCGAGGACGGTCAATGCTCGGTCGGTAATGCTTGCATCGTTTACATAACTCACGTTGGGTTCCCCATTCGTACTTCGGTAGGGTGAAAGGCATGGTGCTTCAAAAGAGGGCAAAACATACCAGCATACCTACAAGCAACGCTGCACATACGACAAGGGATAAAACCAAACGTCCGGCTTCTTCAAACGCTCTGTCCATCTCCTCCGTTCTTCTGTCCACTGCGCTGACTCCTTTCTTCCATCATCCTTTCTGCGATATCGAAAGCAGTGCGAGACACCGCTTCCACATAGGCCGGCTCATGCCCTGCGCTTAGTACGCCTAGCATGGCTAGCCCTGCATAAAAATCTCTCAGATGTTCGTCGTCCATGGGGATCTCACGGGCGAATGAAGGGGCAGTAGGAAGTGAACACTACGCGCTCGACGTACTGGCAGTTGAAGTCAATGCAGTATGTGCCCACATAACGGGGGCCATCGTTGGTGCTGATGAAGTCACACTTGACCAAAGTGCCTGCGCGTGCGTATGCGATGGTGGCGATTGCGGTGAGGATGATTGCGGCTATAACTTTCATGATTGCTCCATGTACTGTGGTTAGAACAAAGCCTCGGGTACGCCCTCAGTGGGGTCGACCTTCTTCTTGCGTTGCTTGGGTTGTGTGTAGGGGCGACCCTTCCACGTTGGGAAGGGCCACACTTTCGGCGGTGGGTCTACCGCTTCTTCTCGGGGACGTACTGTTTTGCTAGTAGCCATCTGTCACCCAATTGGCGAACTGATCTGACCCACTCTCGTTGGTTGTGGCGTTGCGTATGCAGAGGTACATAGTCCACTGCGAACAGTTCGCGCACGCGCTTGAGTGCTAACGTTTTCATGCTGTCTCCTTGTCTTGTTGTACGGGGAACAACACGAAGGTCGTGCTGTCCACTCGGCACCCTACGTCCGAGATCATTTGCTTGTCCTGCACCAGCTTGAGCATGCCGATGCTGCCTCGCAATTCGTAGGGTAGCGTCTCGTCTGTGTACGCTTTGATCTCCTCTTCTGCTTTGACAATGTACTGCGTACCATCCAATACTACAAGGGTTGACTTGTCATTGTCAAACAGTGTTTGCATCGTCTCGGTCACAGCGTGCTGAGCCTTCGCGTCCACCCACTTATCAAACCACTCGGATGCCTTTGGGAATTCCGCCATGTACTGCTTTGTGTTTGCATTCACAAAATCTTGCGCCCACTCCATGAAGTGCCCTCGCGTATTGTTCAGTGCCCACGATTTATCTCGTGCTTGCCTAGCGATTACTTCGCTTGCTGCCTTATGCGCTTTCTCTATGCGCTCGTCCTTCGCCAGACGGAAGAAGAACTTACGGATACGAAGCTCAGCTTTAGAAGGGTCTTCGGTGAAGTAGCCATTGCCACGCTCACGCTTGGCGTCGATGCGGTCGTTCTGCACCTTGATCTTGTAGCCCTTACCCTTGTAGTCGATGCTCACCTTACCAAGTACCTCGCCGTCCTCTTCAATCCTGAACGAAGTGACAACAGCGTATCCTTGACTGTGGGTGTATTCCTCGGGGGTGAATCGCCAGTTGGGTCGGGTCAGCACCAAGTTATTCAGCGTGAGAAAGATGAATCGGTTGGTCTGCGGGGATAGGTTTGGCTTCCCCAAGTCAAACACGTTGGGCTTGCCGAACAACGTGCTCCCTGTATCGAATGAGTTAGGTGTAATGTGCATGGTTCGCTCCTTGTCGTTACTCTGATTACCAGTCGAACTTGCCCAAGATGGCGTCGACTTTGGACTTCATGCTCTCGCGGATAGCGGGAGATTCCTTGATCGCTTCAATGTCAGCACCGAGCATCGTATGCTCCAGTTGCTTGCGTGCATCCTCCAGTTGCGGATCGCCCGTGATGTTGAGCTTGGTCAGCAGTGCACACAGATCGGTTGCGTTGGTCACAAGCGTCTCGTGATACCGCTTCTTGCTCTTACCATCCTCATCCGTATCGTCGTCGGTGAGCTTGGCGCTCATCGCAGTCAGCACGTCATGCAGTCGCTCCCATGGTTCACGCATGGCGTCGGCCAGTCGCAGGTCATAGTCACGCGCATACTTCTGCTGTAGTTCCTGCAAGTCATCGTTGGCTACATCCAATCGGAAGTCTCCTGCCTCGGCCAGTGGCGAGAACACGTAGCGGAAACCGAACCGGCGCTTGACCTCCTCAATGTCGGGGTAGTCCTCTGCCTTGTACAGCTTGCCCAAATGGATGGGTGCATCTGCCAGTAGCGTGGGATACGCAATGAAGAAGTTGTCGCACAGTTGGTTGAACCTCTGATCGGCTTCGTTGATGAACTGCTTGTACTCCATGAACAACTTGGTCGGCAACAGACGCTCACCCTTGTCTGCCCACGGCAGAGTCATGCGCAGATGCTTGACCCGGCAATGTGCCGCCCACTTCTCAATGTCTTTGCGCAGGCTAGTACCTGCAAACAGATCTTTCATGAACTTGCCCGCGTTGATACTCGCGTTGGCATTGGCGTTGACCTGATCGGTCACCTCTCGGTCGAGCTTGGCCGCAGGCCACACGCTGATGTTGAGGGATACAAGTACTGCTGATGATGAGATTGACATGATTCGCTCCTTCGTGGTGTAACAATGTTCCGTTGTTATTTGGCAGGCTTACCAGCCAGCTTTGCCATCTGATACATGCTGTCGCTCATTAGCTTCAGCACTCCAAGGTTGGATATGTTCTCGTAGATGTGGTGGGTGTGGTCACTACCCGCTACGTACTTCTCCTCGTACACCTCGGCAGCGCTTAGTTTTTCGAGGAGAGTCACTGCATCATTCAGGTCGAGGACGTACTTGGTGTAGCCGATCTCAAGAATTGCTTTGCTCATTCCACACTCCTTAATCGTTGACGTGAATCGTCTTGCCGTTGGGAGCGACAGCATCATTACTCCCGACGATGCACCACAGAACAGGGCTCGGCCAGTCACCGCCCCAGTCAGAGCCAACATACCCATCCGTAAGTACGACAGTGCACTCGGGTTCAATGCGCTTCTCCTTCATGTAGTTAGTGATACAGGAAGGTGAAGTACCACCACCTCCACGCGGCTTAGTTGACGTGATGATGTTGGACACACTAGAGCCGTCGTATGTCTCGTGTCCTGCTACCGAGCTATCCCAATACAGCAAGTCCACCACCTCGGGACTGACCGACTCGGCGATGCCCGACACCTCAGACAAGAACGCATCAAGCTCAGGCCCACCGATGGAGCCCGATGTGTCGATGGCCAAGACGATGTGACCTACCTTCTCACTGACTAGCGTAGGCATATACACATCACTACCGAGGAACCGACGGTTGGGCCTGCGCCATGTGGACACATCCTTACCTGCACAGATGGACTTGATGTACTCACGCAGTTGCTCACGCCAGTCGACCTTGGGCTTGATCAGTTCACCAAGCTCACGCGCAAGATCGCCACTGCCTGCGCCGTTGATCTTCTGATTGGCGATGATGCCCTGACGGATCGCTTGATCAAGCTCACGCTCAAGCTCGCGCTTGGTTTCCTCGGGCAGATCACCCGCAGATTCCCAGTCATGCTCGTCGAACCCATCCCCACCTTCACCACCTTCATCCTCTTCCTTGAGTAAGTCGAACACCTGCTTGGCATTCATGCCACGGAAGCGCTCGTCGATCAGGCCCATCAGCTTGCCGTCCTTATCACGGGGCATGGACATGAACGACTCGTGCGGGTCGAGATCCTTGAGTTGCAGGTTGATCACGTAGTCGCACGCGCAGTTAGCTAGGCGTGCGTCCTCGTCGTACAGCTTGCGCCACGTGGTCAGGTGTCGGTACATCTTGTGCATTGCCTCGTGCATGACGACGAACGCAAGCTCCTTCTCCTTCAGTTGCTTGATGAAGTCGGTGCCGTATCGCTCGTCGCGTCCGTTGGTCACGGCAGTAGGCACGCTAGAGTCCACGTAAGTCTTGCCTACCATCAGAACGCCAGACAGCAGTGCGACCTTGGGGTTACGCAAGAGATTGACCTTAACCCGTTGCAGCTTGCGCTCGGGTGTTAGTACTAGGGTGTTCATGTTTGCTTCCTTTCGTTGATCACAGCAGGTCTTGGTTCTCAGCGACCCACTTGCTGAAGTCTTTGTTGCCGAACGCGATGCCCTGCTTGGTGGTGTTGCGCGCAATCTGAATGGCAAACGTGGCTTGCCACTCGGCATCGAAGCGCTTGATGTACTCCATGTACGAAGAGAAGTTGTCCTTCTCAGCGGAGGAGATCAGCCCGTAGATCACCACGGCACACGCACCGGGTTGGTTGGGCACCGTTGCATGCTTCGGGTCGGCGATGATCGCCGCCTTGGTCGGGAGTTGGTCGGCGTATGCGATGAACGCTTGAATGTCACGCGATGCCGCCTCACCCACCACGCCTG